TAAAGAAATAATGAAAGATACAATAGAATTAGTTACTTGGAAAGGAGTAGTTAAAAAATATGGATATAAAGAAGACGAAAATAAAGGAACTAGATTTGGTTTACAATTAACTTTAGATGGTATGAATGACACTCAATTTATATGGTGTGAAACTAAACTAGAACGAAAGAAACTTTTTAAAACAATAATCCGAATAGCTAAACACGAAGGTAGGGATTTACAAATAATAGAATAAGATGACACTATACACTTGCGAATGCAATAAGACTATGGAAATAGGAAAAGCTACAATAGTACACAGAGATGGTAAATGGGTAACTAAGGAAGCACTCTGTGAATGTGGTCTTTATATGGATAGCAAACCAACAGAAGGAATGCCAAGTCTTAAAAGAACAGAACCTAGCCTAACTATGAAGCGAGATAAACTATGGGAAGGAGCAACAGAAAAGATAAGAAGTAAATCCGAATAAAATAAATAACCAAAAATTCTATTATATACTATGAAGCAACAAGTTAAGATAAGTAAAGTAAAGGGAAACCCAAGCAATCCCAGAATCATTAAGAATGATAAATTTAAAAAGCTAGTCAAGTCTATTAAGGAATTTCCTGAAATGTTAAAGCTAAGACCAATAGTCGTAGATGAGGACTTTATGGTGCTAGGTGGAAATATGCGACTGAAGGCAAGTAAAGAAGCAGGACTGTCAGAAGTATGGATAGACATAGCTGAAGGACTTACTGAAGAACAAAAGAAAGAGTTTATAGTTAAAGATAATGTAGGATTTGGAGAATGGGAATGGGATATTTTAGCTAATGAATGGGATAGTGTACAACTAGCTGATTGGGGTTTAGATGTATGGCAGAATGAAGATGATGTAAAAGAGGAAGAAGAAGTATATACAAAGAATATTGAAGCACCTACTTATGAACCTAAAAATGAAAAGCCAAAAGAAGAAGATTTGTATACTGAAGATAAAGTAAAAGAGCTAATTAAAAAGATAGGACTTTCTAATATAGAAAAGGAAGAAAAGGAATTTTTAATAAAAGCTGCTTACAGGCATACAGTATTTAACTATCAAAGTATTGCGGATTTCTATGCTCATTCAAATAAAGAAGTTCAAGAGTTAATGGAGGATTCAGCTTTAGTTATAATTGATTTTGATAAGGCTATTGAGAATGGATATGTTAAACTAAGTAAAGAGGTTCAAGAATTATATGCAGAAGAATATGGAGAATAAAGATTTTGCAGTATTTATATTAACACACGGAAGACCTGATAATGTAATAACTTATAATACGCTTAAAACATCAGGATATACAGGAAAAATATATATAGTAATTGATAATGAAGATAAGTTAGCAGATAAATACTATGAGAATTTTGGTGATAAAGTTATAATGTTTGACAAGAAAGCTATTGCAGAAACTTTTGATGAAGCAGATAATTTTGAAGATAGAAGGGCAATAGTATATGCTAGAAATGCTTGCTTTAAAATAGCTGAAGAGTTAGGGATTACTTATTTTATGCAAATGGATGATGATTATGGAAGTTTTCATTTTAGAATATATAAGTCAAATAAAGATACTCCTAAAAGAATAAAAAAGATAGATAAGGTATTAGATGTTATGTTAGAGTTTTATAAAACCATACCTGCAAAAAGTATAGCAATGGCTCAGGGAGGAGATTTTATAGGAGGTGCAGGCTCAGGAACAGCTAAGAAAAAACAATTAAAGAGAAAGTGTATGAATTCTTTTATATGCTCTACTGGAAGACCTTTTAAATTTAATGGACGAATAAATGAAGATGTAAATACATATACTCATAAAGCAAGTGTTGGGGATATATTCTTTACAATACCAACTTTATCTTTAGAGCAAAAAACAACTCAAAGTAGTACAGGAGGTATGACTGATATTTACTTAGATAAAGGAACTTACATAAAATCTTTTTACTCAGTTATCTTTCAACCTTCTTCAGTTAAGGTAGCTTTAATGGGGGATAAGAATATGAGGTTACATCATAGGGTGAGTTGGAAACATACAACACCTGTAATTTTAGAAGAAAAATATAAGAAATAATGGAACAAAATAGAACAAAAATAGCAAAGGAGCAAATGTTAAAAGCACTAGAAGGAAGTCTAGGGATAGTAACGACTGCATTAAAGTCTTGCGACCTTTCAAGAACCAACTACTACAAGTGGTTAAAAGAAGATGAAGAATTTGCTCAAGCAGTAAATGATGTTGAGTTAATTGCTAAAGACTTTGTGATGTCTAAATTCTATGAATGTATAAAAGACAAAGTACCTTCAGTTGTAATACACGGAGCAAAGAATATTTGTGGTATGAATGAAACCAATAGACTAGATTTAACTTCAGGCGATAAAGCTCTTAACCTTCCTTTAATTACATTCATTGACACTGATACTAAGTAAGAAATACAATCCTTTATTTGACGCAAAGGCTAGATACTTTATAATAACAGGAGGTAGGGGTTCTGGAAAGTCTTTTGCCGTAACAGTCTTTCTAACTTTACTAACAATGTCAAAAGGAATCAGAGTTTTATTTACTCGTTTCACAATGACATCAGCTCACCTTTCAATCATTCCTGAGTTCTTAGAAAAGATAGGACTACTAGGATTTGATGAGGTATTTAGTATTAATAAAAAAGAAGTACTCAATACAAAGAACGATTCAGATATTCTATTTAGAGGTATCAGGACATCAGCAGGAAATCAAACGGCAAGTCTAAAGTCATTGCAAGGTATTTCTACTTGGGTATTAGATGAAGCTGAGGAACTTGTAGATGAAAACATCTTTGACACTATTGACCTAAGTATAAGGGAAAAGAATATACACAATAGAGTAATACTTATATTGAATCCAACAACTAAAGAACATTGGATTTATAAGAGGTTCTTTCAAGACAAAGGAGTAGAAGGTGGTTTTAATGGCGTTAAAGACAATGTATGCTACATACATAGTACATATCTAGATAATGAAATAAACCTCTCACAGAGCTTCCTAGAGCGTATTAAGAGCATAAAGCACAATAACTTTAAAAAGTATCAACACAAGATTCTCGGTGGTTGGTTAGCGAAAGCCGAAGGAGTAGTATTTGAAAACTGGAGTATAGGAGAATTTAATCCTGATGACTTACAGACTTCTTGTGGAATGGATTTTGGTTTTAGTATTGACCCTGACTCTTTGACTGAAGTTGCAATAGATAAGAAGCACAAAAAGATATACTTAAAGGAACACCTTTACAGGAACGGATTAAAGAGTCAAGAACTAGCTAAGATAATACTTGACAAAGTAGAAGGGAAACTTATCATTGCTGATTCAGCTGAACCTAGACTAATTGCAGACCTCAAGCATTTAGGAGTAAATATAAAGGCAGTTAAGAAAGGAACTATTGAAAGCGGTATTACTAGGATGCAAGACTACCAATTAATAGTAAGTCCTGAATCAACTAACATAGCAAAGGAGTTAAATAATTATGTCTATGCTGATAAAGGTTCAAAGCTTTATGTAGATAACTATAACCACGCAATTGACGGAATCCGTTACAATGTAATCTACCACCTAGACAATCCAAACGCAGGAAGGTATTTTGTGCAGTAAACTAAAAACAATAAATTTCTATTATATATTAGATGAAAGTTAGATGAAAGTTAAAATTAAAAAAGAAGGCAAAGTTGAAACATTCAACCTTATTGACAGTTGGTCAGATGTTACTTTAGAAACTTGGCTAAAACTTATTGACTTTGAAACAGGTACAAAGACAGAAGAAGCTGAAGCAACATTAGAAGCGTTATCAGACATTCCAAAACGGTTGGTTAAGGAATTAGCTTTATCAGATGTTGCAGCTATAATGAGTAAGGTAGGCGAGCTACAAGCTAACCAAGATACAGAGCTGAAAAGGATTATTGAGATAAATGAAGTTGAGTACGGATTCCACCCTGACTTAGATAGTATTACTTTAGGGGAGTATGCCGACATTGAGCAGTTCATTAAGAACGGAATAGATACAAACCTTCCTGAATTAATGAGTGTCCTTTACAGACCGATAAAAGAAAAGAAGAATGATATATATATTATTGATGCTTATGATGGCGATATTCGGATGCGGACGGAAGAAATGAAACAGATGTCAGCGGAACAAGTGCAAAGTGCATTGGTTTTTTTTTACACTTTAGGGAAGGTGTTGTCCGAGATTATGCCATTATATTTGATGGAGCAGCTGAAGGAA